GACAAGGAGGACGACGAATGAAAAAGCCCACCGAAGTGAGCCTTTCACCGGGCTTGACTGAGCAACTCCGTAGTCTTGGCGGACAACTTAATTCTAAGGCAATGTACTGCGCCGCCGCCATCCTGGCGCTGAAGGACAAGCCATGACCTGCAAAACCCACCCCGACGCACCCCACGGCTTCGACCGCAACGCGAGCCACAGCCAAGACCGCTACGTCTGCGAGTGCGAAAGCTGGGAGCCACCAGAGCAAACAAAACCGATGGGCGTTAGCTGCCCCCGCTGCGGCAAGACCGGCCTGCAACCTGATTCGATCCACACATGCACGCCTCTGGCGCTGAAGCTGGCTGATGAACTGCTGGCGATGTTTGGTTTTACTGAAATAGACGAACGCTGCGCCACGGAACTGCGCCGCCTGCACGCTGAGAACGAGGCGCTTCAAAAAGCCCTGCGCCGTGTGATCCGTACCTACATGGTGGCCGACGATGTGTGGGACCCAGACGCCGAACTTGAGCGACTGTATCAACGGGAGATGAATAAATGATGTACCCACCACCTGGATATGTATCCCAGCGCATCGAGCGATTGGATGAGCAAGTCATGGAAGCCGTATCTGTCTGTGAAGGCATCTACAATGACCCAAAAGGAAATGATGGATACGACGCCTACTATACGCGTCCCTACCTCGACTGCGCTGCCTCTATCCGATCACTGAAAAGTAAACAATGAACACCGCAGACAAGATCATGCCGCTGGCTGAACACGTACAGGTTGGGCAGCGTTGGGTGCAGTTAAATGGGTCTGGTCGTGTTGTCGTTATTCGTGGAATTGAAGATAATCTAGTATTGTACGGAGATCATGGAAACGACACTACGTATTCAAAGCAAATGTCATACTTTCAAAACCAATTTCGCTTAATCCCAGGATACCCAGACATGACTGACAAACTTCGACAACGCCATCCGGGCACTGAAAGGAAACAACAATGAGTGAATACTCTCCAGATGTCTGGCACATCATCAAGATCAAGGCACCCGGCCATGAGCTTTATTATCGTGTGTTGGCTGGTTGGTATGGCGGGTATGCTGGTAGCGATTCTTGGAAAATTAGTTCTGGTATTGAAGCTGTAGTGGATAAAGGAACTTACTGGGAAATGCCACAAAGTTCCGGTAGTGTTTACCGCTGTTACAAAGAATCCGAGCGGTATTCTATGTTGTCTCAGATGATCTTTCAGAACTATCGCAAACAGTTCGAGACTGAGTTTGATGGTCAAGAATGGATCTTCGAGGTTGTGCCAATTCAGGAAGTCATCGACCACTTTGTAAAATGAAAAACCTCAGTTTGTTTGTATTTGTCTTTGGTGGGTTCGTGATTTTTCTGGCTGTAGGCGGCTGGGTAATGAACATCATCAAAATTTTCCGCCTGGTCCCAGGAGAAATTACTACTGAATTTGTTCTTCGTGTAGTTGGTATTTTGGCTGCGCCGTTCGGGGCTATTATGGGGTATCTATGAAACGTGATATTGAAGCAGATTTGGAACGCTATCATAAACGCGAAGCCAAGAAAGAACAAATTGTTAAACGGATCATCAAGACACGTGAGCTGATTGACGAAGACGGATATCCTACTACCTGGGCAGGTCTTTGTATCCGTCTTTGGCCAAGCAAACGACCCATGGGATGGTTTGAATTCATTGGTCAGATGTGGGCATATAAAGACTGGGGTTGGTCAGAAAGTGTTGAGCCACATGAATATAGAAAAGACGTGGTGGTTCGACGATACCGCATTAGTACGGCTGGTTGGTCTGGTAACGAGTACCTAATCCGTATGATGCAGCAGCATGAATGGCTCTGGTATGAGAACTGGGTGCAGTCTCGCCGAGGTGGTCATTATATTTTTGATGTGGAGATTAAAGATGAGCATTCTTAATGATTTTGAACAGCTGGTAAAACTTCCAGATCACACCGATCTATTGAAAGAACCGGGGCGGTTTCTACAGTGCGGTTCGCGTTGGTTCGCAGATAGGTACCCAGACATAATTCAGATCAAAGAAACTACAGACTGGGATTTCTACTGCAACGACTCTGAGCATAACCATAACCGTTTGCTTGAACTAGGATTCCGACGCATTGCAGATCAAAATCCTGTATATCCTCTAGACGATCTAGCGGTTGCAATCTATGCTTGTGCGGATGTTCAAGTCATTGTCCGTACAGATACAGCTAGATATTCAAAGACGATCCTCAGAATTGATCCGGAGTTTTATCGTGATTATCTTTGGAAATCTGGACCAAACAAACCAGAACGAACTCAGATTCAGAGAATCTTCAATCAGCTGTTCAAGATGACTAAATAAAATATGGTCAAAATTATAGTTTCATTACTATTATTGGCTATACCTATCACAGCTACAACTGATCTAGTGGATATTCCGGATCAGTTGTATTCTGAATATAAATGCATGAAACTTGCACTCCATTATGAAGCTAGGGGTGAAAGTTCTCGTGGCATGCAAGCTGTGGCCAATGTTATAATGAATCGGGTCAATAGTGAACGGTTCCCGAATTCGGTTTGTGGTGTGGTTTACCAGAAACATCGGAACACATGTCAGTTTTCCTGGCATTGTGATCCTAGAGTTTCTAAGCGTGAACCAACCGTAGGTATTAAAGCCAAACTCCTGGCCTTCGAGGCCGTGGTCAATAATTCATTGCGTGATATCACTGGTGGGGCATTATGGTTCCACTCCGGTGAGGGTTCTTCTTGGTCTGAATCAAAACAACTTACTCGTCAGATTGGAAATCATAAATTTTATAGATAATGGTTTACACTTCTATATACCATGTCTATCAATGGAGAATTTATGGTTTGTTCAAAATGTGGGTGCGAAGAATTTAAGATCACCGAGCGAAAAACCGCCCGGGATGGGTCCGAAAAATATCGGCAGCGTTGTAAATCTTGTGGTGCTTCAAAGTCGATCAAAATTCCCCCAAAGGTTAAGTCTGAATCAAAGAAGTATGTCATCACGTCATGTCAAAATGATGTAGGTGTTAACCGAAATTTCTTTGAATCCATTAAACTGTTCACTGAGTTAAACGACTGTGAGTTGATTGTTCTAAAGACAACCAGCCTAACCGTCGATAATATAACCGAACCTCCTATCTGGGGCGTTTCGGAAGATTATCTGGTGGAAGATTCATTTGATATCGGGGATAGCGTTCGGGTACTTGCATCAATCCGTGTCTCGAACACCATGGTCAATCCGCTCTCCGGGATGGATGATTTGGCCATGGGTAAGCATATCATCGTGGCTAATAACCAGTTACAGATGAAAACACTATTCTCAGAATCCGTTGAGAAACCAATTTTTGCTTACACTACCGGTACTATTTCCCACCCGAAATATACTCAGACCAAGACCGGGTTTAAGGCTAAGCGTAATCACACCTATTCATTTCTGTACGTTGAAGTTCGGGATGAAAAGACATTCATTCGTGATATAACCTCAGACGAATCTGGGTGTTTCTATGACATCACTGGTTATTATAGTCCCAGTGGTTATAATCCAATTGATTCAATCTCCGCTCTGGTGACCGGGGATGAACACGCGGTGAAAACTGATACTCATGTCTCGTTTGTTACTTATTACGCAGAAGATTCAATTGTCAATGTACTGAAACCCAAATACATTGTTCGACATGATGTTCTTGATTTTTATTCTGGGAGCCATCATCACGAAAACGATTTCATCCTAAAGTATTCTAAGAGTCTGACTTCAGAAGATAATGTAGAAAGGGAACTGTTCGAGACGTATAGATTCATCAAGCAAACTACACCTAGTTTCTCTGAGAATATCATCGTTGAGTCAAACCATAACGAGCATCTACGCAAGTGGTTGAACTTGTTTGATCACAGAAAAGATCCTCGGAATGCCAAGCTGTACTTCGGTCTCATGTACACCATGATGAAGAACATCGAGGAAGGTAATCATGTATCACCATTCGAGGCCTATTGCAGGATGTTTAGGGATGATCACTCACTAGAATTTACCCAGAGAGATAAGGGTAAGCTCATCAGTGGCGTGGAGGTATCCTACCATGGGGACCGTGGGGCAAATGGGACACGTGGTTCTATTGCACAGTTTGCCAAGACCGGTAAAAAGTACGTGATCGGCCATAGTCACTCACCTAAAATTGAAAAGGGTTGTTACCAAGTAGGAACTTCCACGAGTCGTTTAGAATATGCCACTGGTTTGACAACATGGGCAAACACCCACTGTGTGATCTATCCAAATGGACAATGTCAACTTTTGACAATAAATTCTGGTGGATGGAGATAATTTACCCAGGATCGTGTTATAATAACATTGTGTCCAGCAAAGACACTATCATTAACCTCTAAAAGGAATACATCATGAAAGTTAAGCGTACCCAAAAATTCTGTTCCAAGCAATCCGAGCGCGTCATTCGAGTTCTACAAATTGTAGAAAAAGCTGCACAGCGTAAGAATGATCGCGTCAAAGTTGTCGATGTGGATTCTAAGAACAAGCAAATTGCGGGCACTGTTCGTGTAATCTTCGCGGATAGCATCCGTCGTCGTTACAAGGCTTAATATGAAAAAGGTAGCAGTCATCGGTTCTCGTGGTTTCACATCATTTGATTTGATGAAGGAAGAACTTGATCTTTTGGCTGCTCCGTTCGTGTTGGTCTCTGGTGGAGCAAAAGGTGCAGATTCTCTGGCCGAACTCTACTGTGATCAACACGGCTATGAAAAGATCATCTTCCTTCCCGAATGGGAAAAATATGGACGCAAAGCTGGTTTTGTCCGGAACCGTTTGATCGTTGAGGAATGTGATCTTCTCATAGCATTCTGGGACGGAACTTCCCGCGGAACTAAAAATTCAATCGATGCAGCGAAAAGCCTAAATAAACCATTCAAGGTGGTTTTATATGGGCAAAATACTCTGTTTTAATGAATTTTTAGAAAGTATATCGGTAGATCAAAATGGGTTTGTCGGATTATCTATAGACAAAGAACCATCACGATCTGCTGATTCTATTTCTACCTTTCAACCGAACCGGCTACGGTCAACAGCCGATAAATCAAAGACTCTTGGGAATAGAGTCTATTATGCTTATTCCTACGAGTCTTCCTCGATAGTAACAGATCTCTTGAAGAGTATTAAGGGCTCTGGTTCCAGTAAACTTGATTTGGCTAGACTCGATCTGTTTGTAGAAAAGACCGCTAAGTACATGGCTGAACATCTAAAAGATCAGTCATTTGATATTCTTGCGGCCCCAAAATCATCTGCTCCCCTCGTCAAGTTATTCGCCTACAAACTGGGTAAACACCTAGGGATAGAAGTGGTCTATGATAGCTTTGCAAAATTCAAGCTAGACATACCCGCAGGCAAGGAAGAATCCATTCAGTACGTGATCGACAAGTTCATTGACTTAGATCAGTTTGGAAAAACCTTCCGGGTTGTAGATGAGAAAGAAAGGAAGGAAGCACTACGGAAACTCGCCCGTGGCATCATCTCTAGTATAAATAAATCTGGTAAGATAGAACTAAAGGCGCTATATAAACCAACAGCGAAATATGCAGCTAATTTCCTGAAACCGGAGGTTCACACCGAGTTGAAATTCCTCGGTAAGAAAGTACTGGTGGTGGATGATTCTTTATCCTCTGGTGGGACTATGATGGAAATATTCCGCCAGCTAAATAAATTGGGTGCGCATTCAATGTCTGGCGCTGTTATGTTTAAACAGGAGAGTAGGAAATGATTACATTTAAAGAATATCTGGAAGAAAATTCCAAACCACAAAAAGTAGCACAGTTTCACGGCAGCGATGGGACATCAGTAAATGTATATGCCAGAGGTGATAGACATTTTGCTGAAATCACTACTAAAACCGGTTCAAACGTGTCCGCTTCTAGTGTGTTTCCAAATGGTAGCAACGCGGATGCCCAGTCAAAGCTAGATCACGTCGTTCTCCACACCAAGAAGAAAAATCATAAGGGTGCTTTGGATATTTTGAATCAACATTCGCATCTAAAGTTCCAGCATGTTACAAATGAAGAGAAGGTAGAAGAAGCGGTCGTAGATGTTGCGCAGCTCAAGCGCAAACCTCTATCTCAAAGAACTCCAAGAGAACAGGCTGCCATTGACGCAGCAAAAGCTTCTAAACCTAAGAAAGGTAAGGTCGAAGTACATCTAAAGCATGAAGATGGTACTATCTCAAAAAGCAGTTTCAGACTAAATGGCAAAGAACATAAATGGGACGAAGAAGCCAAAACTATCGCAGATGGGCATCTTAAAAATAAGCAAAATATGCACGACCAGTTCCCAACTATTAGAGGTTCTCGTGCAACTGAAGTCCATAAGGTAGTAATAAAATGATTACATTCAGAGAATACCTAGAAGAAGCTTGGTGACTAAATAAATTAAACCACTTCGTCGATTGATTTTATGAAAAGCTACAAACATCTGGTCGCCGAGACCAGGCAAGAAACCACTATCACCATAGCACTGACACAGATGTGCCCTCCTACAATTGGGCACGACAAGATCATCAAGACAGTTCTTGAAGGTGATGGGCAGCATGTTGTTTTCTTGGGTGAATCATCTCAATTCCAGGTTGATCCAGAACAGAGATTAGCATGGACCAAAAAATCTTATCCCAATGTTAATTTTGTCTCTGGTGTTTCATCTATCATTGAGGCAGTCGGAAAGGTCAACGGTCTGGCGGATCATCTGGTCGTTGTTGCTGGTTCCGACAAGGTAGCTTCTTACAAGTCAATTCTAGAGAAGTATAACGGCACCCAGTTCCAGTTTAAATCAATCTCTGTAGTTTCATCTGGTGCATTTGATCCAGACTCAGAGACCAGCACATCTTCTATGAGAGCATCGGTACTCTCAAATGACTTTTCAAACTTCCGCCGAACAATCTCCGAGAATTTTACAGAGAATGAATCTAAGAAAATTCTAGATGAAATTCGTCTAGGGCTCGGTTTCAAGAGATCTGTAGATGAGTCAATGGAGATATGTAAAACTCGTGATGCATTTTACCGCGGCCAACAGTTCTTGGTCGGTCAGGTAGTTAAAGAAGGCGATCACCGATTTGAGATTATAGCCAGAGGCAGTAACTATGTCACTGTTGTGGATGAATCTGGTACCATCTGCAAAAAATTCGTGAATAAACTAACCGTGGTTGACGAACAGATGAACTATGGTGATTCTCTGTACAAAGGTATTGATCTGTCTGACTCTCAGCTTGCAGATAAAATCCGCTCTGTCATTTCAGAGGATGTAAAAGACCCATTTGCCATGATTAGAGTTCTCCAAAATCTGGAGGAATTCACTAAAGGGTCAGTTGATAATCTAGACCGGGCCTATGACAGTCTAGACAATACTGGTATTTCCGAATCTCTAACTACAATTCTAGAATCTATGTCAGAACGTCCTTCAGTAAAACCTTCAGATAAACTGCGTGTGGCTAAAATCATCGCGGATGCTCTTGGTGCAGATTCTAGTTCAAATAACCCAGATCAGATGGTCAATTCCGCTCTGCGTGGGGTTAAGTCAAAGTCACTCGGTAAAAATTTGTTACCTATCATCCAAAATATGGTTTCTCTGGCTAAAGAAGTTGGAATCAAGATCGATAGTTCTGTAATTCCTGCCGGTGTGACAGAATCGGAAAATCTGGATGAAATTTCCCAGAATACCCTAAAGAGCTACACGCAAAAGGCCATGCGTGATACACTGTCGGGTAAAAAGGACCGAAATAAGGGAATGCAAAAAGCATATTCTAGACTTGCTGGTACAGATAAACCACTAGTCAAGGAAGATGAAGATCCTGATGTTCATTCATATGGTCTAGAGATGGATGCTCTGGGGTTTGAGCAACTCCGCAAGCACCTGATGCAGCACACAACTCTAAAGAATGGTAGTGAACCTGTACTCAGTTCAGATTCAAATAAACCAGGTCACTCACTAGATGCAAAAGATATTCTGCGCAAAATGAAGGCCAGAAAGTTGAAAGGACATGACTGATGAGCCTTTTAACTGTAGAGTTCAGCCCCGCGGTCGCTGATATTTTCGTTGTAGGTAAGGCCTCATTTAAGAAGACCTTCACGTTCAACTTTGATGATAGCCCAATCGATTTTACTGGCAGTGAACTGTTCGGGTACATCTCTGAATACTATAATGTAGAGAAAAAACTGGATCTGAACGTGACTGTATTCTCTGACCCAACTCTGGGGAAAATTAATCTAGAGCTAACGCCAGAACAAACTTCTGTTCTTAATCGTCCTCGGTATGTCTATTCTGTGTTTGCCAGAAAAAACACCGATATCATTAAAATTGCATCGGGTCAAGTTCTTGTAGAATTATCATGAGTCTCATAAAGAATCTGGAGAGAGTCATTTTCTCCGATATGACCTCATTGATATGGATGTTGGGGTGGGTAGCAGTTGTTCTGTCAGCTGGGTTCTTCTTTGGTCAGACTTCTAATGATAACTATAATTTACTGAACTCTACACTAGGTAAGGAACTCTGGGGATTTCTTTTCTTGTTCTACGGCGTGACGCTATTATGGAACTGCATGAAGAAAATCAATGACAGTATCCTCATTCTCACCTACATAGCAGGAATATGGTTCTGGAGTTATCTGTTCTTTAGCTTCACTATGTTTGACAAGTCCCCTACAGCTTCTACTGAGTGGATGTTAGGACTACCTATTGTTGCTCAGGTGTGGATTTTCTTTAACCATCTATACAACAAAAGAGTACAAAAGATAGATAATGAAATTATAACTATCGTGATGAAAGTTCTGGATGATGTTCATCTATTGTCCAATGAACTTCGAGTTATAAATAAAGAGAATGAATTTCTAAAAACGGAATTTGACAGACTTTCGGGTGAAGTCCGAAGAATACAAAATCAGTATAAGTAACCAATCCCCAGGAGGATGAAATGGCAGTAGTATATACAGTGGCAGTTAAAAATGCCCGACTTTCCGCGGTAGTAACCCAGATCGGTACAACAGGTGTTCTAGAGATCGGAACAACTGGTATGGCCACGATCCTTGCTACTATCAACCTAGGTAACCCAGCTGGTACAGTTACCAGCGGTGTTCTGACCTTCTCTGGCTTCCCACGTTCAGACACGTCGGCAGATAACTCCGGAACGGCTGCTGCAGCTCGCATCCGCACTGCTTCTGGCGGCACTGATATCGTGACCGGTCTAACGGTTGGTCTTTCTGGTGCCGATATTATTCTGGATAGCGTGAATATCACCGCGGGTCAGACTGTGACTATTAACAGCGCCTCTATCACGCACGCCATTTAATCATGCGAGTCCTACTCATCAAAAACAACGTGGTCGAAAACGCCATCCTCGCGGACAGCGTGGAGCGGGCGCAGCAGTTCTACCCGGACCATCTGGTGATGGAGCAGCCCGACGGCGTGGGGCCGGGTTTCATCTTCGACCCCAGCATCAACGATTTCTCCCCACCCGAGCCCGTGGTTATCCCCGAGGATCGGCGCATCACCCGACTGGCCTTCCTCAACCGCTTCACCGATGCCGAGGCTGTGGCCATCGACTTGGCTTCGCAGGGCGCGACCGTGCAGGCGGCCTACATGCGCCGGTATCAGGCCAAGGTGCAGGCGGCGACGTTCATCGACTTGGACGACCCGGCGACACGCAACGGCGTGATCGACCTTGAAGGTGCGGGGCTGCTGGTAGAAGGCCGAGCCGACGAGATTCTGAACGCCCCTGTGCAGGCTGGCGAACGACCCACGGGAGGTGTGTGATGGCGCTGGGTGGAAACGTATTGCGACAGCACGTCGTTGAGTTCATTCGCGGCACGGGCATCGTCAATGACGGCGTGGTGGATGCGACCAGCCTGAACGGCCCGTGGTCCTGGCAGGTGCCCGATGGGGTGGCTGAGCTGACGATGGATGGGTGCAGCAGCGGCTTGGGTGGTGGCGGTGGGCATGACATCGGTTCAAACTTGGGCGGGGGCGGCGGTGGTGGAAGCGGATCGTCCATCGTGGGCGCTCGCGTGCCCGTTGTCCCAGGTAGCACGTTGACGATTACCGTGGGCGCTGGTGGGTTAGGGGGCAACCCCCGACAGTTCGGAGGGGCTTCGGGCGCAACCACGGTGGCTGGCGTACTCGGGGGCAACAACGGCCTTCTTTCGCTACTGGGGGGCACACTCGGCGGCATTGAATCCAACAGCGCAAACGGTGGTGCCGGTCGTGGATTTATCGGCGGCAGTAGCGGCAGCGGTGGGAGTAATGGCAGCAACGGCGGCAACGGTCAGAACTTGCGCCAGTTTAGTATCCCGGCTTTTGGCGGGGTTTTGACTATTTACCCCGCTGGCGGCGGTGGCGCGGCCAACGCCACGGCTTCTGTCGCAGGAGGCAACGGCGGCGCAGATTCTGGCGGCAGTGACGACCACGCGCCTGCCTTGCAGACCCAAGTCCCAGGCGGCACTGGAAACACGACCGGGACGGTCAGCCGTGGCGGCGGTGGTGCTGGCGGCAAAAGCCCATTTGGGCGCGGCGGCAACGGCGGCGACGGCGGCTCACCCGGAGGCAACGCAACCGGCTACGGCGCAGGCGGCGGTGGTGGTGGCGGTGGCGCAGCAGGCGGCAAAGGTGCAGATGGCTACGTGCGCTTCACCTACTGGAGCATGGACTGATGGCGCTCGCAGAAACCCACAGCGGCAGCGCCACGGTCGGTGCGACCGAGTTCGACCTGCCCAGCAACAGCACCACGCTGTCGTCCATCACCACGGACGGCATCTACCAGCTATTCCTCGACCTGAGCGCCCTGACGGCGACGGAGCGCTACCGTCTGCGCATCTATGAGCGCACCAGAGCCGCTGACACCCAGCGCGTGGTCGAGGAAGTCATCATCACCGGGGCGCAGTCGGAGCCGATCTACGTGACGCCCGCCTTGTTGCTGATGCACGGCTGGACGTTCACGCTCCAGAAGCTGCAAGGCACTGACCGGACCATCGCCTGGTCGATCCGTCAGGTGGCATAATGTCAAAATATAGAGAAGAACAGATCACTGGGTATAAGTGGGTCAGATCAAATAAGGTCAGTATTTCCAATCAGTACGGTGGTGTTCCTACAATAACTTTCGGTGAAGAAGAGATCACAATTCTCTCCGACGGAAGAACCACCAACCTCCCGCTCATTGGTCTCTCTGAGACAATGTCCGATCCAACTCAGGAATTCCCCTTGGTCAATCCTATCACTGCGGAAGAACTTGGTAGTTCAGCCAGTTATCAAGAGTTGTATGTAATTCTCCATAGTCTGTATATCCACCTGGCAAAGAAACGCGATCTAGAGGTCTAATAGATGTCTTGGTTTTTTCAGCCACTGCTACCAGCTGCGGCTGCGTTACAGGCAGTCCAGCTCCCTGGGATAACCGGGAGCTTTTCTGCATCTGAAACTGGAAATGACACCGCGGCATTTGCTGGGCAGGTCATTGTATCCGGTGCACTGAACGCATCTGAAACTGGAACCGATACTCTATCTGGTTCTGGTAAAGTAATTGTCCAGGGTTCATTATCTGCGTCCGAACTGAATGATACATTCAGTGCGTCCGGTGTAGTTCCTATTTCAGGTACAGGTAATGTATCTGAGACAGGAACGGATATTTTCTTGGCATCCGGTGTAGCCCAGTTACCTACTATAACTGGATCGTTATCTGCATCTGAAGTTGGTTCCGATACGGCTAGCCTGGACGGTTCTGTTCTTATCCGGGGCTCTGCATCACTAACAGAAGCCGGAACAGACTCATTCAATGCATCCGGTGATGTACCGATTTCCGGTTCTTTATCTGTCTCTGAGACCGGAACTGATACACTATCCGCAGTCGGTTCGGTTATTATCTCTGGGTCTTTATCTGTATCCGAGGTAGGATCCGACACTTTCACTGCGTCGGGTGGTCCCTCAACATCCGGCTCGGCTGATGTGTCGGAAGTCGGGTCAGATGCTATTATAGCATCTGGTTCTGTTCTTATCTCGGGTGGGTTATCTGTATCCGAGGTAGGATCCGACACTAGTTCAATCACAGGCAAAGTATTCATCAACGGTACTTATACTGCCACCGAACTCAATGATACTCTATCCGGTTCAGGTAATGTAATTGTATCCGGTCAGTTGAATGTGTCTGAAACTGGGTCCGACACTCTATCTGGTTCTGGTAATACCCTAATAGCAGGTTCTCTGAATGCTTCAGAGCTAGGGGCAGATACCTTCCTTGCCTCCGGGTCCCAATCATCCCTCGGTGCATTCTCTGCAACTGAAATTGGCCCCGATACACTGTCCTCTGCCGGATCAGTTATAGTTTCAGGTGTTCTTGTCAGTTCTGAATCTGATGACTCATTTGAAGCTATAGGTCAACTGATAACTTCTGGTGATGTACAACTAGTTGAATCAGAAGACATAGCAGAACTACTTGGGTCAGTTTTGGTCTTGGGGGATTGTATGGCCTCTGAGACCGGTCTGGATACATTTGAGGGAATATACCTAGTCATAGGTGGGGCATTGAGTATCCGCCCTAATATTTCTCAGGTGAACAATAGATTAAAGATATCAAGTACAGAAAATGAATTGTCTGTTTCTACATCAAATAGAAAAGTATTAAAGATATCATGATTCTAGAAAATTACCTGAGAAAAGTCTACGCCGCACATCAAGTGGCCGAAATCTGTGGGTACGAGATTCACGAGGATGAATCTCCAGAACAGGTCATCAAAAATTGCATGGAATCCGCCCCAGAGAATCTTTCAGGGAAAATCCAAGAGATTGCAAAACTAATGGAATCCGAGGAAGAAATTTCCGATGATGAACTGGATGACATCGTCAAGGGTTTGACAGATGATGATATTCTAGGTGTCTATGACGAGGAAGAACTCGAAACAATAGATGAAGAAACAGGTGATATCCTAGAATCAGAACTTCCTGAAGAGCTCAATGAAATTCTTTCTAGAGAGGAACGAATTAAAGCCAGGGTGCGTTTTGCCAGAAGCAAAGCCAAACGGCAGACAAAAGTCAAGTTAGCATTAAAAAGACATAGCGATAGGGCTACACTCAATAAACGTGCGCGTAGACTTGCTATTCGAGCACTGAAAACAAAGTTTGCCAAAAAGAGTCTAGGTGACATGACGGTCAGTGACAAGGAACGCATAGAAAAAATGCTGAAGACCCGCAAGTCACTTATAAATAGATTGGCATTGAAATTAGTACCGCGTGTAAAACAACTAGAAAAAGAAAGACTTTCCTAAGAGGTACATAGATGGATTACAAACAGTTGATTGAAAAGAAACTAGGTTCGGCTGAATCTAGTAACTACATCATCCACGCAACAGTTGACGGAAAGACCAAGACTTTCCGTGTGCGTGGTGCTGCGTCTGAAGCAGAAGCTAAGAAGAAGTTCGAGCAGCACCACGCTACTACCCCGATCGTTAAGGTTGTTAAAGAAGATGTAGAACTGGAAGAAACTCACCTGAAGAAGGGCACCAAAATCAAAGATGGAAAGGAAGAACTGACTGTGGAAAAACCAGTCGGTAAAGACAAATATCTCGTTAAGGCTAAAGAACCAGTAGAAGAACTTAGCAAAGAAACATACGCTGCTGCCATTGATGCTATTAATAAGAAACTTGAGGCAGGTCAGGGTAAAACCTCTAAACTGCAGGGAAGTAAGGGCCGAGCCACGCGACTTGCACGCACCCCGGCTGATAAGAGAGTTCCAATTAAACCGTTCAAATCGACCATGAAACCAGAATACCAACTTGGTGATTACGACGAGAAATCACACCGCTCATATAGTGAATCGGTTGATCGTCTATTAGAAATGTCTAAAGATAAGCTACGTGCATATAAGCATAAAGCCGAAATGTCTGAGCCAGAAAATGAGCGCCAGTACAAGAACCGTTCAAAGGGCATTGAGCGTGCTGAACGTAAACTAAAAGAAGAAACAGTTCAGGAACAGATGGCTCATCCATTTGACTGGAAAGGTTATATTGAGCAGCGTAAAAAAGGCGGCACTTCAGATTCAACGAAGACCTTCCATGATGTGAAGAAAACTGCCACTGGTACACGTTACACCCGCCAGACTGACGGTGAAGGCGCAGCCAAGTTCCCAGAAACAAAAGACACAATGGAAGCACCTAAGCGTGGTCGGGGTCGTCCACCAGGTAAATATGGCAGTTACAAAAAGAAGGTGCAAGAATCTCTAGATTTCATTGACACCCTAGATTCAGATGATGAAATTTATGAATTCATCTCCAATCTGGATGAGGAGTCATTCCTAGAGCTTCAGAATCACCTAGAAGAGTCTGAGCGTCTGACCAAGATCGAAGAACTTAGCAAAGCAACTTTACGTTCATATCAAGATAAGGCCTTGAAATCTGGGGTTGAGGCTCATCAAATCTCTAGACTGCACAAACAGGATGGGGATGTTGTAGGTGAGAAACACGCTAGTGCCCTGGCCGCAAAGAGATTTGCGGGAGCAGCTAAGGCTGGCAAGAAGGAAGTCACTAAAGAAGAAACTGAACTCGAGGAAGCATCTCATAAAGGTAATCATCGTCCCGGCTGGATGCTACGCGCCGATCCAGAACTAGCCAAGAAGGTTAAGGACAGTGAGGCAAAGCATGTAGAAAAATCCAAGATTCTAGGTAAAGACCCGAAAAAAGTAATCAAGGATGATATTCAAGAAGCATCCCAAGAAGTTGAGCATCAGCTTGACGAATCCATCAACAAATATGCCAACTTCCTGGCAAGATCAAAACAATAAGGAGAACTTAAATGGCTCTATGGGGTAAAACAGACGTCGAGGCCGCACGTCCAAAATATATTAATGTGGCAACTCTACCTGCCGGTACTAATCTGGTATTCGTAGATACAGATGAGGCCAAAGTAGCCTCTAACAAGTCCAAGGGTATTACCGTCCCAGGTTGGTATCTTACTCGTCAGTGGGTGGATAATAGTGGTTCAACTCGTTATCAGGCGGAATGTCTGGTCGCTATGTCAACTGCTGTTACCCAAGCAACCGCGGGTGATGCTTTGGATGACCTGATCGTTCCTGATGTGAATACTGTCATCGGTATTACTACTCAACCAGCTAACCAAGTAACCGTATTGGGGGCAGCTACCTTCGCGGTGGTGGCAGCATTTACAGCCGGTACTGGCACACTGGCCTATCAATGGCAGCGTAAGGCAGCTGATGGAGCTAGGTTCGTGTCTGTATCTGGCGCCACTTCAGCTTCACTAGTACTGTCTGGTCAAACCGAGGCTAACACCGGTGATCAGTACCGGGTGGTTATCTCCGGCGGTGGTGCTAAGGCAGTCACCTCTGAAGTTGCTACACTAACCTTCGGTACCTAATGCAATTAACCGAGAGAAATTTCATATCTAGGGCCCTGCACTGCTATGATAATCCGCAGTGCGTGACTCTAGATGAATTCGAAGATGATCTAGGAAGAATCTCTCGGGTTAAGAAGCTAATTACTACGTACTTGAAAGGGCAAGAGTTAAATGAAAAACTCTTGCTCAATCATCTCGTAGTACTTTATAATGTGTTCGGTCTAGATACTACAGATTTTCTTCTGTTCAGAGTTGACCCTGCACATTATAAAGTACTATTTCCATTTTTGGTTCTACTTAATAGAATGCCAGATGACATTCTGGTTAAATACCCTGTAGAGTTTGACCCGTTCGTTGTAGAAAAACTGAGACAATTATGAGAATTGTAGATAACCTAGCAGCAGTTAGATTCATATGGTTGCTAAGTACGCCATTCGAGAAATTTGATGCTTTTAAACTGGGTCTGATTGATGCCAATGGTAATAAGCTGAAGAAGGCTAAGACCACAGAAGAGAAAAATGCAACTTCCATGTTACATAGACTGGTCTGGAACTTGAAGCGGATCATAGCACTAGCCCCAGGCGGTAGCAGCAGAATTGGTAGTCTAGTTGCGGCATATCTCCTAGTTAAAGAAGCATACGAGAATGATTATACAGATATGCAACTAGAAGAATCTATTGCAGAAAAATTCCAGTTGTACCGTAGTATCCGATTCATTGAAGAAGAAGCCTTGGTTAAAACAGTTCTGAAATATCTTGAAGAAGATGGGGCGCCTACTAACGCCACCGGGCCAGCTGTTTCTACCGACCAACCAAAGATCAAAAGAAAGACTAAAATAAAGGGTGATCAACCCCGAAAATTATCTTTCCATGCAACTATCTGATCTGATTAAAATTTACCCAAATGTAGCTAGTCCCGACTGGTGTGCGGAGGTGGTTGAACTATCCACTGCACACCAGTTTGATCATTATAAGACCGATGGGTACGAGTTTTATCAACTGAGTGCAAGCCAGACTCCCTCATTTAAACCCTATGCATCGCAGTTTCTTGATGCATTCTGTGACATAGCCGAAGAGTATTTTACAGAACTTGATCTGCTACCAATGATTAACCACACTGGTTTTAATCTGACAGAGGATGTTCGTGTGAAGAAATACAAGGCAAACTCAGATATGGGGTTTAAAGAACACGTTGATGTTGTTGATATGGACAGTGCTTCCAGGTACCTAACTGGGATTCTCTACCTAAACGACAATGATGGGGATACTGTATTTCGTGACCTATCCGTAAGACCCACTGTAGGAACTATGGTCATATTCCCACCTATGTGGATGTTTCCTCACATAGCAAAAACACCCACCAATGCAAATAAATACATAATGATGAGCTCATTGAGGTACTAAAATGAACAAATTCTATATCGGTCTAGGTGTGGCCGGTGTCATTGTTGTTTCAATTGTAATGGCATTCTTTCAGGGAAAAGACCATGAGAGAAAAATATGGCAACTGAAACTGAATGAAGCTAACTTGGTCATCGCAGAATTAGAGGGAAGACAACCTGTTATCAACGAGGTCATTGTTACCCAGTACGTTGATAAAATCCGTTACATTGATCGGGTGAAAATACAAGAAAAAGTCATCCGTGAGTATGTGCCTGCAGAAGCTGACCAGAACTGTACTATCAATAATGGGTTCGTGACAATCCACAATGCAGCCACTGTCCCTCAAGAACCACCAATCCTGACACAGAAGGATCAAGAAGCTTCAGATGTTAAGTTAAGTCAAGTGGCCACGGTCGTTGTTGATAACTATACTAAGTATCATCAGGTTAAGGCTCAACTTGAATCCTTGCAACAATGGATCAAAGAGCAACAGAAACTCTGGAGTCAGTATGAATAAGTTTATTCTTTGTGGTTTCCTTGGTATGTTTCTAGTGGGGTGTTCCAGTAAACCTATTCAAGTCCCTAAGTTCCCTAATCCTCCAGAGATCCTTATGGTCCCTGCACCGGAATTAACCAAGCTCTAGTTCACGCTCCGCGTGTGGCTTGCGCCAAGTCCTAGTGGTATGTACCTAAAGGTTTGTCCTTATAGTTTTTATCCTACATGGATATTATATCATACTCTCCACTAGTAAAATAAAATGTATCTTTATGTGAAATATTTTTGTGGTGTTTAAATTTTATCCTAGGATGGTATAAAATAAACACATCCCAACAACGTGAGGTAACTATGAAAAAAGAAACTAAGAGTGAAAAAGAAGCCCAGCAACGTGTGGTCTTTGACCGTCCAGTACAGGCTCAGCGGGGTGATATCTACAAGGTGATGAGCAAAGGTACTTGTGTGGAGTTCACCGACAAGATTCGTGATGCTGAGGTTGCCTACAACGATGCTAGTGTCCCACGTGAGATGTACAAGATTCTCCGTGGCACCGGGGCCGTCATCAAAATGCGTGAACAGGTGATCTGATGCGTATCGACGTTCAAGAAGTCAAAGACTATATCAGCAAGCAATCGGCTGAAACCAAAGTTTATTTTGGGGCCGATTCGGAGCGCATCAATGTAGATAACAGGTGGTGTGTAGATTACCTGCTAGTCATCGCTGTTCATGTAGATGGTAAGCATGGTGCTAAGGTTTTTGGTCAGATTGAACGTGAACGTGACTTCGATACGAAACTTGATCGACCTAAACTCCGCTTAATGACGGAAGTTTACAAAATTGCAGAATTGTACATGCAATTTGAGGAGTTTCTTGAGAACCGGCATGTGGAGATTCACTTGGATCTGAACCCACTTCCTATCTATGGTAGTTCATGTGCAACATCGGAAGCTATTGGATTTATCAAGGGTCTGTGTGGTAAGGTACCTGTTGTGAAACCCCACAGCTGGTGTGCAAGTATTGCGGCAGATAGATTGAAGACAATTCTATGAGTGACGGTGGTAAAGGGTCTGCTCCACGTAAACAACGTGATGATGAGGCTTATTCCCGAAACTGGGAAAATATTTTTGGAAAGAAACAAAGTGGAAAATCAACATCGAAAGATCACCGGGTATCGCGAACTGACCCAGCAGGAGATCGACCTGATGAACGAAATCAAGGCTCTGGGGACTCAGATTGAACAGGTTCTAAATAAAGTAGACAATCACATTTCCGTTCAATGGCGTGATGCCTTCTCCAATGAACGCTATGAGGAAGGGATTCGACTTTCAAAAGCTGATCCAGAATATTGGGCGGCAGAGGGTCAAAGAAACATGCAAATTGCTTTGATGATGATTACTCGGGCTGTTGCTCAACCGACCAGTTTCTAAAGGATCCCCTACCTTGGGACCGCTGACCCTACGGCTTTAGGCGTCCGTCGTAACTTGCAGCGACGTAACAGAAGACTATCTAATCTTCACTTGATCCAACGCCATTGTTTCAAGCTAAATGACAAGCGTTCACAGATGCGGTAGGAACGAAATGCCTACGCCGTAGTCGTAACCGGCAGTAAACCACCTTCGGGTGGTTTACTTTTTTGCGGGAAAGGAATATAATGAAAAAGAAATTACCTAAGCGTAACTATCTGGTACCACTCGTGATGAAAAAGACGGGTGGTGGTAAGCACAAGAATCGAAAGAAAGAACTCAAGCAGAATGGATATAGAGAAGATCATAGAGAAAGCGATTGAGATGTTCGGTATTCTTCAGGACCCGGAAGTTCATCCACGTCAGTTTCATTATCAGCTCACACTGGCTGCGTATGAACTTTCACTAGATCCTACAACAGACTGAATTTATTCTTGGAACGTGTTATAATAAACACATCATCAACCGGAGTTGTTATGTTTCTTCAAAAAGTGAATCTCGGTAAAACTGTCCAGGTGGTCTCCAAGCGCACGGGGATCCAGGTCTCGGTGCGGTTGATCTACCGCTCCTCGATTGATCCAAAGAAGGATGTATTTGTCCTCAACGGCTCTGCCTCGGTTGTTTATCGAGACAGCCTCCGCCGCAACTACAAAGAGCTGGCATAATATTGATCTATCGGGTAGTTATTGCAACTACCCGAGATTACTTAGAGAATTGATAATGGACAATTACATCATTAACATGGACGAAATCATCGCCAGTAAGGATGCACCTTCCTTCATTAAGGATTTGTTCCGAACTGTATCTCAGTTGGGCTATATCAGTCCACAGACTTATTTCGAGACCTTGTCCACACCCGATCTTGACACGATGCGATCGTTGGTAGAACAGATGTCGGATGAAAATGCACCTGAGGAAATTCAGTTCCGTGCATATGAACTTATCATGCTGATGACCATCGGGTTCCTTATTGGGGAAGGTACCGAAATTACTGAGGAGACGGTGACAGAAAATTCCTCTCTGGTCATACATATGATTTCACTGGAAGCTATGGCTCGGATCGGTCTGGTCAAACCTGTTCGGTCTAACTGGTCTCTTTCGGGTGATCCAGATGCCATCTGGGTGGAGAGCATTGATGGGTAAACAGAGCATCACTGCCGTGATTTACGATAAGCGCGGTAGGGTTCTCAGTATAGGTAAAAACTCGTACGTGAAAACCCACCCGATCCAGGCAGAACATGCACATCGGGTAGGACTGACACACAAACAGTTTCTTCATGCCGAAATTCATGTGATCATCAAATGCCGGGATCTCAGCAAGGCTCATACAATATTTGTCAGTAGGTTTGACAAATCTGGTGCCCGGGTACTTGCCAAGCCATGTCCTGTGTGCATGTCGGCCATCATTGCCTCTGGTATTAAACACATAGAGCATACATAATGTTTTTCGTCTCAGATAATCACTACTTTCATCGGAACATTCAGAAGTTCTGCCCAGACACCCGCCGAGGTTCTGACGTATTTGAAATGAACGAGCTGATGATTCAAGCTCACAATGAGCGAGTGGGCCGAAATGATGTGGTGTTCTTCCTCGGCGACTTTAGTTTCGGTCAGGCAAAAGAAACTAAGGAAGTTCTGCTCCGTCTCAATGGACAAAAACACTTCATTATTGGTAACCATGATAAAGTAATGATCAGTGATGCCTCTATCCGAGAGATGTTTGTTACCTTTCAGCACTACAAAGAAACATCTTGGAACAAAATTAAAATCTGCATGTTTCACTTCCCCATGAGAGAATGGAATCATTGCCATTATGGTTCTATTCATCTTTTCGGTCATGTGCACGGAAGTCTTGACGATCAACCATGGGGAAAATCTATGGATGTAGGAATTGATTCTCGACCATCCGGTGATATGGCACCGTGGCACATTGACGAGATCATTCAGAAACTTAAAGACCGTCCCGATATTACTCATCACGGAGACTGAATTTAATAGTACAATGTGTTATAATATATTCATCCACCACAGGAATATATCATGAAACAGATCCGTGCTAAACATCTCCGTGAAGGCGACATTCTAGTATTTGATCGGTATGAAATCTACGTTGATGATGTGACATTCACCCGGGATGTCAAAGTTAAGGTCACGGTCGGCTTCGAGGGTACTGGTACTCAGTGGTTTGAAATGAATGAATTTGTGACGGTGAAACAATGAAACCCTTTCTGCATTCTAAAATCCATGCGAAGAAGTATGGTGGAAAACCGGAAGACTATGCCGACATTGACGACTTCCTTGACAGCTCTAAAGCGGCTGTACCAGATGTCCGACACCGAGCCATACTACATTCTGCTTTTGGGTGTTTTGTCGTTGAGCAAATGTTTGGTAGAACCAGAGTTAATTCAGCTGGCAAAGAGTACAGCCCAAGAGACGTAGCTGAAGATCATATTCAACAGGATCTTGGATTTATCCCTACTATGGAGAAATATCTGGATTGTATGACCATCGAGCCGTGGATGAGTGGTACAAGAAAGCGTCGGCAGATCTTTAAACTAGAAGATTGAGGCATCTTCATTTTAATTGAAAGGTAACTATGCAACAGTTTGAGACTATCATCGCACAGATGAATGATGAGATGGAAACCCTGAGGGAAAAATACAAAGAGAAAACTCAGTCTATTTTTAAGAATGTGTTCTCTGAATTTTTCTCCGAGCACCCCGAGATTACAGCGTTTGGTTGGCATCAATACACACCTTACTTCAATGATGGTGACGAATGTGTGTTCAGGTGTAATGTCGAGTATGGCTGGGCAACAAACGCACCCGATTACCAGAATGTGTCATATGGTGAATATGACGGTGAAAATGAAGATTGGGTGTGGGTAGATGATCCAGACTATGGTTGTCAAAATGAAGAACTAATACCAGAGAAAACATCCAAGTCCCTGGAAAAACTACGTAAAGTACTAGGTGGAATTGATGAGGAAGTGTATAAAACTATGTTTGGCGATCACGTCACCGTCATCGTGACCCCGAATGGGATTGAGACAGAATATCACGAACATGACTAATCTTGTCAGTGAACTGGACTACCTGAATCAAATGATCATTGAGATGACTGGTAGTCCAGATTTAGCCAATGTTTGGTGGACATCTCCAAACCAGGCATTTGATGGGGAAACACCAAAAAATGTCTGGCTGAAAAATCCAGAAGCCGTTCAAGTCTATGTGAACGAAATCTTTTTTGGTGGGTGGTGAACATTTATTCGGACTCTGTGTTATAATCTACACATAGGTTAAACAAAATGGAGTATCAAAATGAAACTGGTCATCACTACCCAACACCAAGAGAACTACGGTGATCCGGATCGCCCTTACTGGAAGTTTAAGGGTGGTGATACCTACGTGGTGGAGAATCTCACTATGGAGCAGGCTCAGAAGGCTACAGCTGAAGGTTGCTCCACGTTGGTCAAATTGATCAACCGTGATGGGCAGATGTTCAAAGAATATGTCCGTGAGATCATGGCAGTCCCCGATGATACTGTCGTGACCGAAGAATGGGAAGACCCAATTGTTCTTACCTTCACTAAGGAACTGGGATGGACTGCTAAGCATATCCAACGCAATCTCGGGTGTTTCCGTGAGGGTATCAAGACCAAGAACGTGTCTTGGGTTCTGGGATATGAAAACTACGTTGTTACATTTGATATGGATGATGGCCGAACTGGCTTGTCCTATAAAGAACTCCAAGAAGAATTTGCCTGAAATTTATTCAGTCTCCGTGTTATAATAAACTCATTACAACACGGAGTTCATAATGGAAGCAACTGGATCTCTGGGCATGAAAACTCGGTCTTGGGTCATCAATCTACCCGATGGTGACCTGATTACAGCCAGTACGGCTCACCGTTTGATCGGGCACCTGGAAAAACGCGGGTGGGTTTTGGTGTCCAAAACTTCCTCTCAATTTACAGTCCGTAAGCGTGGTTGATATGTTTAAACCATCCAAAACTATTGCTCAGATCCTCAGTGAACCCAACACTGGTTACATCGATGTAAATTATACTGTCAGTGGATATTGGTCTGATGTGGTCTCCGTTGCCGCCATCCGTGGTCTGCCCGGGGAATGGGAAATCCGCGTGAGACATTCATCCGGTGGTCGTTCTGGCGGTATGGAAGATTATGATGCAGAGTATAACTTTGCCATGGCGGTTTTGGATGCATGTAAACTCGCCCGGGAACTTAAAACACGGGTCAAGGAACTAGAGGATATGTATGAATAAAGATCTGATTGAACACGCTAGTTCCGTTTTGGAATGGATTGTTTCTCTACGGACTGGTGGTCAGATTGAGTGTAGGGCTAAGGATGCATTGATGTCACTTCAGACCTTTCTCAAAAATATGGAAGTGAGTGAACTTAATTGTGATTTCACTCCATCACCTTGGGTCCATGAGTATAATGATGAGATTTCAATTCGGGATAGCCAAGGCGGCTTGGTTGCTATCATGGGTAATACTACCAGTCGTCTGGGTATCCGTGGCATTCGTCCTCGACAAGAGATCTTATCAAATGCCAAGTTAATTTCGACCGCCCCTGATCTACTTGATATCGTGCTGAACCAGAGAAAAGATCGGGAATATATTAATCTAATTCTGAACAAGGCACTGAGTAAATCATGCGATTAATTTTTCGGAGTGTATTCAATTTGTTTGATATACTGTGGATGACAATGCTCCCGGGACTTTATATTCTAATGTCGGGAACATTCAGTTGGTTAGTTACTATAATCTGTCTAGTTGTAATAGCCCTGATTCTTTCCACTTTGTCATCTATAGCCGAACTTTATTTTTCCAAAGATCAAAAATGATCCATGTTTGGTGTTATAATGAACTTACACCAACCACTTGAAGGAATTTACACCATGGGAAAAACAAACCAGCTCCCTTCCTCCCAGGATATCATTGACTTCCTCAACGAGAGTGATGATATGGCTATCTGCATGTGGGATGAAAATCTCAAAGAGTGGGTTCCGGTTCCTGTTGTGACTCTTCTTCGGAAAATGAAAGAATCTTAATTTCCACGGGGTATTTGAAATGAGCAAACTTGCTAAACTGATCCATGCCACTGTAACTAGGAATGTTAAGGCAACTCAGGATTTGAATTTTCGGAATGTCTCCGCCAGCATCAACACCCAGCCAGTTGAAGGGTTTGGTTCGCAGTATCAGGTTCGTCTTGGTGTGAGTATCAAACGAGATACTTTCATTGATGAAACTCTGACCCTCAGTAAAGATGATGTCTGGAATGAACACATTCATTTTCTGAAACGGGATATGATTGAGGAAATTTTTGGGGAATTTCGCTCACTGATCATCGAAGCCCGAGCGGCCTTATACGACAAAGATTATGATCGTATCAAAAAACTACTGGCAGAACTGGAATATAATATGTTCGTGGAGGGTCTATGATAGACGCACTTATTGAGCTAGAGCGGAAACTTTACATCGAAGGCAACCCACTCCATTCTAGTCTGGTGGAAGTTTTAGATCAACTAGATGAACTTCTGGCAGATGAATTCCAGAATGGTCGTCAAGATGGCTATGACGAAGGGTTTGAAAGCGGTGTTCTGGCCGGGAAGGATGAAGGGTATGATGAGGGGTTCGAAAGTGGTGTTCTGACCGGAAAAGATGAAGGGTATGACGATGGGTACTCCGATGGTCGTCGTGAAGGAATGGAACAAGGGTATGATGATGGGTACTCCGATGGGTTTAAAGACGGAGTGGAATCCGTCGGAAAAGATTGACAATAAAACTCCGGGTTGGTCATTTATTGGTCTTCTGTGATATAATAAACCCATATCAACGGAGAATATTATGTTTGACTGGATGATCACCTGGATGTTTCAACCCAATACCTACAACGACATGATCGTGTATGGTGTGATTTTTATCCTTCTGCTGCTGTTGGGTATGATCTTCATTAGTGACGACAAATGAACCTATACCTGTTTAAGTACATCTCCCACAAGGAATATTCTACTGTGTGGATTCCTGCACATTCTGAAACTGAGGCGAAACAGAAAGCGGGACTGAAGTCTGGCGTGGATGCAATTACCATTCTGAAAGTATCCGCTAAGTTGAACGGAGACTGGGTATGAAACCGCGTCCTTCTTTTCTTATGGAATATTCTTTTGTCAATGCAACGGCTGCATCCTCCCCATGGTATGCAAACTGGCAACTCCGTGGTCTCTTCAGAAAAAGTATAGCGAAAAACTACGCCTTAGGTTGCATGGCCCGATCTGTCGTCACATGGGATCGAACTATTTCTAAAATTGAAGGTTCTTAATTCGGTTTTCGTGTTATAATTAATCCATACCAACCACTTGAAGGAATCTATATCATGGCACACGAACTCTACATCAAAGATGGTAAGGCCTCCATCGCTTTTATCGGTGAGAAGCCGTGGCACGGACTGGGCCAAGAACTCTCCGATGGTGCTTCTATCGAGACATGGAAGACAGAGTCCGGTATGGACTGGGAAATCAAAGAATCCCCAGTGATCTATAATACCCCCGCCGGGCAGCAGGTTTATTCTGACCAAAAGGTTCTTTTCCGCGGTGATACCAATGAGCAACTATCTATCGTTGGTGATGGATACAAGGTCGTTCAGCCCGGTGAAGTTCTGGAATTTTTCCGAGAGTTGGTTTCTCTCCATGGTATGAAACTCAGTACGGCTGGTGTTCTCTTCGGTGGTCGTCGATTCTGGGCTCTGGCGGATACTGGCCGAGCAGCTGAGGTTCTGAAGAATGACCATATCAAAGGAAATCTCCTTCTGACCACAAGCTGTGACGGGACAATGGCCACCAGTGCCATGATGATAGCAACCCGAGTGGTTTGTGCTAATACTCTTCGCCTAGCACTCAACGAGAAGAGCACCAACTCCGCTCGAATCACCCACCGCGTAGATTTTGATCCATATAAACTTAAGCAAGAGATGGGTTTGATTGATCAGGCATGGGATAAGTTCATCTCGAATGTCACCGATCTGTCTAAGGCTAAGATCAACGAGAATGATAGCTACCAGTTCGTCTATGATCTTATTAAGAAACCTAACTTGAGTGCGGATGATCAACCGTACACCGTGGCGCGAGATGTTAACAACATCATGAATCGGGTTAAGAATGGCATGGGTCAAGATCAGGCTGGCGGTACTCTCTGGGGTCTCCTTAATGGTGTAACAGAATTTTGTGATCATGAAACTCGCACTCGGGCTGCAGATAAGGCACTCTGGAACACCTGGTTTGGAGGAACAGCAGAACTGAAAACCAAGGCATTTGAAAAAGTCTTGGAAATGGTCTGACAAAAATCCGGGTTCGCCCGGATTTATTCCTTTTTGGTGTTATAATAAACTCATACCAAACCAGGAGTTAAACATGACCAACCAGACCCCCTCCAAGTTTCAACAAGAGACGGAAGCACAGTATCCCGGTTATATTGTGCGGACTCTGGTGGCTGCGGCAACTCGTCAGGCCCTACTTTCCCGAATCCCCTTCAGCTATCATAATGCCCAAGGTCTTTGATATGAACATCAGTGAGCTTTACGAACAGAATAAGAACTTTGTTACCCGCAAGGAATCTAAGACCTACCCAGGTCTGTATGTCCTGAAATATGCCCGGAAGGTTTTTTACTCTGGGAAGTGGAACGATTTTCTTCGTGAATGTCGTGGAATGGTTGTAGACAAGGACTGGAACATTGTTTCTCTCCCGTTTACTAAAATTCATAATTACGGAATCGAAAAAGACGCTCCTGAGTTTGACGACAACGAGCTGGTGTTTGCCTCACGCAAGGTGAACGGGTTCATGATTGCATGTACTTGGTATAATGATGATCTTCTGTGGAGTACCACTGGAAGTCTGGACTCTGACTTCATTGGTTATGCTAAGGATATTTTCAATACCTGGACTGATGAACAGAGGATGAAATTCCGTGATTTGATCCGATCCAATCGGAGCCAGACATTCATGTTCGAGTGTGTGCACCCATCCGACCCGCACATCGTCGAGGAAAAACCAGGGCTGTATTTCATCGGTGGCCGAAAAAAACATTTCTCGGAACGAACGGTATTGTTCGAGCAAAATGTAGAAACAGCTTTCTGGCTTGGAACTGGTGTCATCACCGTTTACACCTGGGCAGGCCCGATGTATGAACTGAAAAAGAAGGCAGCTGAGTGTAAGCACGAGGGATTTATTTTCACGAGTCTTAGGCGCGATACGTACAAGGAGTCTAAGATAAAATCCCCACACTACCTGGCAAAGAAGTTCTTGATGCGTAGTAACTTCCAGAAATTTATTTCTAGTCAGAGTCAAGTACCGGAGGAATTTTTGGGGTTGATCTCATGGATCAAAGAGGTTGAGCGGGAACGGTTCTTCGAACTGGATGAAATTGCCCGACGTGAATATATCGAAAACTGGTTCTTGGAGAAAATGCAATGAATCTTATTCTCATCCGGGGTTTGCCTGGTTCTGGTAAATCTACCCTGGCTAATTTGATGGCCTGTTCTATCGATTCGGCTGTTCATTTTGAGGCAGATCAATATTTCATTGACATTAATGGCCAGTACAAGTGGGATCAGTCTCTGATTCGTGAAGCCCATGAATGGTGCCAATCATCAACCGAACAGCACCTGGAGGCTGGATCCACAGTCATTGTTTCTAATACATTCACCACAGTATCCGAATTGCGGCCTTACTTCAAAATCGCCAAAAAATTCGAGATCACGCCGACCGTTATTCTGTGCCAAAACGACTGGGGTAATATTCACAATGTCCCAGATGAGACCATTCGGAAGATGCGTAATCGGTTCCAATATGATCTGAAGGACCTGATCAATGACCAAGATTGAACTATTCAGGAACATCTATAAGAATCACGTCCGATCACAGAATTGGCTAGACGAAGTACCACGGGAAATCAACCAAGCTTTCTTTGATAATCCCTATGTGGATAATCTGAATAACACACAGACATTGTTGATCCGACAATGTTTCGGTCAGTGGGCGGAGGCTATTGAATGGTTCCTCTATGAATGGTCACCTGGTATGGTCTGTTCACCTGGTCCAGATTTGGGTGATTTTCAGATCTATTCCATAGATCAATATATTATGTACCTTCAGAAATGGGAAGATTTTCCAGATGACTAAATTTAATGCAACTCTTTATACGAACGGGCGCAAAATTGAAATCCCGATGAATTCTATCACCGAGGAGGATGCAAAGTTCTTCGAGGAAAATAATATCGCTGTTTCAATTGAGTATCTACGCGGAGAAATTATTGAGTATCTACGCGGAGAAATTATTGAGTATCTACGCGGAGAAATTATTGTGTATGGATGTCCAGCAGAGGATATCTATGAGGAATCTGAGGTCATTATTTTCGCCAAAGGCCGGCCTGGCGTTGAAGTAATGTCCGAACTGGCTGAAGAATGTCGTCAGGCTATTAAACTTGGTCTGTGGAAGGATTATTATGGTTAAAGTAGAAGGTAAAGAAGGAATTTCAGCAACTATCATCGCGGATTCAATTAATGAATCCGGGGATCGGATGGTAACAATGGAACTGGAATACCCCCGGTTCATTCTACCGGAGGTAAATACCCACAAGATGCTATCTAAGAACACGGCATCGTCTCGTGCAATTCCGGTGAAGAGTATGCACGAGAATATCCTAAAGAACACGGCTTATCCAGTGTATTATGGACGCAATCAATCGGGTATGGTTGCAGGTGAATCATTGAGTGAACTTGGTATTGAATCTACCAGACGTCTGTGGGATTCTGCGCGTGATATAGCTATCTCCCATTCACGTATTATGTCGGATATTGGCAATCATAAACAAGTTGCAAACCGCATTGTAGAACCGTTCATGATGGTCAAGACTGTTATGTCTGGGACAGAGTGGGCTAATCTGATTTGGTTGCGTGACCGATATGATGCACAACCTGAGTTTCAGGTTCTTGGATCTTGTATCTCGGCAGCACTGAAGGAATCTGTCCCGAAACAACTGAAGCCAGGTCAGTGGCACCTACCCTATGTAGAATCTCGGTTTGAGAATGATACCCAGACATTCTGGTCAAATGGCGCGGAGATTGATCTAGTCACTGCACGTAAAATTTCCGCATCCTGCTGTGCCCAGGTTTCATACCGTAAAAATGATGATTCTTTAGAGAAGGCAAACAGTGTGTTTGAGATGCTGAACATCGGTAAAACTGATGTGCCACCACATGTATCTCCAGTCGAGCATCAGGCTTGTGCAATGTGGTTTAATGAACCTACCCTAGATACTTCACTCTGGCCGGTCGGATACTCCCATATCGACCGCAACGGTAGGTACTGGAGTGGTAATCTACGGGGCTGGGTCCAGTTCCGAAAAATGATCCCTAATGAGGCCAAATGGTGAGAGATATTCTAATTGAAAAAATCTATAGCTTGGAGGAGAAAACCTCCATCCAAGCTATGGAAGACTTCCGAACCTGGAGTAATTCAGATCTTCTGGAATACTACGGGAATCTTAGGATTGAAGAATATTACCAACTGTTGGAGAAACCGTATGACACAGAGTGAATTACTCGATGCTGTCGTTGAAGTGGCCATGGAGATGGAACTCACTGATCCTACAGATTTTGGTATGACGAAAATGAGTGAGGAAACAGCATATAGGTTCATAGCTACACAGCTGTTAGAAGACATCCTCGTACTGAAAACACCATCCGAGATGTACATAGTGGCTCTGGCTACTTCTACTCACCTGCTGGTGGAAAATTTCATCCTACACCAAAGATTTTTGTCTTATCTACAGCAGCGCCAGCAGTGAGAAATACTCTGGGTGTGTTATAATATACACATGATTATCCCTTGTGTTTTCTTTTGATTTAATATGAAACATTCATTCAAAATTGGCGTAGTAGGTCATGGGTTTGTGGGTAAAGCCGTAGCCCATGGTTTTCAGAACTGTGATCTGACTATTGCGGATCCTCTACTTGGTACATCCACCCAGGATATTCTCCGGGCCAATCCATCGGTAGTTTTCATCTGTGTTCCCACCCCGATGGGCGATGATGGGATCATCGATGCTTCTATCGTGGAGAAAGTGCTGACAGAATTGGAACCACTTCAGACCCTGATGGTTCTAAAATCCACGGTAATTCCAGACATTGTGAAGAAATTGAGCGCAAGATTCCGACATTTTGTCTATAACCCAGAGTTCCTGACAGAGCGGAATGCAGAGCACGACTTTGAATATCCTCAACTGCATGTATTCGGTGGTCACCAGGAGGATACACATTACTTGGCCAAAATCTATCGAGAATATAGTATCTGTAATCCTTGCCCAGAACATCACATGACGGCGGTTGAGGCAAGTTTTGTCAAGTATGGTATCAACTCGTTCCTTTCTACCAAGATTTCATTCTGGAATCAATATGAGCAACTGTGTTCTGCCAACGGAGCAGACTACGACACTGTGCGACGCGCCATCGGAGAGGATGTTCGGATCGGTGCTAGTCATATGATGGTACCAGGTCATGATGGTCGCCGAGGATTCGGTTCAGCGTGTTTCTCTAAGGACGTGCCGGCACTAATTCATTTCAGTGACAAACATCTATCCATCCTTCGTGAGGCATGGAATGTCAATGTGGATATCCGTAACCAGTATTCGGAACTACTTGAACGAGAAGTTGCACAGAATATTTCATTCAAGAAAATTTGATCATGGCTAAAATTAAGCGCAAATCATCCGGTGATGTAAAGATCACCATGAATGAACAGCAGTTCTCGATTGTCATGGCTGTTCTGTCACATGTTCGGTTATCTATTTACAATCCAGTAACTACCGAGGTATGTGGATTACTCAATGATCTGAGTGAATCAAAAGTCGGTCGTGAATTATCTGATGAAATTTGCGACATCGCCGATCGAGTCGGTTACTGGCATGACTCTAACGGTGAATGGTGTATTGAGATTCAACATGAAAATGTCGGCCTTTGATTTTGAGGCAGCCGAGAAGATGGTAATCAATAATCCATCTTCCCGCCCCATTATACGTGATGCTCTAGTCCAGTTACAACGTAGGGTAGATTATATCGTCAGTCGGTTCATTGATGATCACCCAGACTATGAGAAAAATCCGATGAAACATAAGTTCTATTTGGACAAATCGGACACCTATGCTAAAATTACTCGACTACTGAGGATTATCTCCGCTTATGAATCCTAATTTTTCTATCTTTGACATTGGTGTGGAATCTAATTCCGACCAGTTCTTGTTCAAGAATGCATCGGATTTTAGTTACTATATCCAGACAACCGCCCAACGCGAGGGAATGACCTGTACACAGACCATCCTGGAGTATTGTGATCAACGAGACCTTGATCCGGAGGATATAGCTAAGCTAATTAACCGCTCATTGAAGGAGCAGATTACTCTGGAGATGCAGGAAGAAGGGATGTTACCGAGGGGCTCTGAACTAGAGTTTGATTGATGGACGGATTCTCTACATATAAGTACTACCTGGCTATGAAATTCCATTTCACTGTCAAGGGGTATGATGTATTCAAGCATCAAGGAAGAGTTAGGGCCAATCAGAAAAACTATGAGGAAAAGAACCTACGAGTAAGAATGGAACAGCTTGGTCGAAGGTTCAGTTCCGCTAAGGATGCAGTGTCATTTTTCCTGGCATGTAATCTGTATGATGCAGATGTGTTTAATGACTCTGATGCAACACAGGCCCATGCTAAGTGGAAAAAGCGAACTGAGATGATGACTCAGTTCATTCTGGATGAATTATCAGATGTTCGTCCCAGTCTGGAACCTTTATCCATAGCCAAACTTGTATCCGGGGGGCAATTGTCATATGAAACCGCCGTTGCCTTGAACCGATCCCTGGGTATTGCACAAAAAATTCAAGAGGATTTTATTTACTCTAAGATTGGTGATAAAATAACAAAGTTGGATAAATTCGTGCGGTATGATGAATCCAAAATTGAAAAGTTTATTCAAGAGGAATATGGACAAACAGCGTAACTCTTTCCGTAAGTATGAATCTAAACTGGATCGGAAAGCCAAGATGGCAGAACGGAAACAGTTTCGAGAAATTCTTGAACGTTCACGACTAAATACGGAGACCGATTACAATGATCTTGAAGATGAAGGTCATTATGATGATTGGTCGCACGAAACTAAAATGTAAAAATTTGGGCTATATGCCCATTAAACCCGGGGTAAATCCCCATTAACCAAGAAAGAAAATCATGACTATTTCTATTGCAGATCTTCGCAAATCACGTTCAACCGATTTCACCAAAATCGCCCAGGCTCTGTCAAAGACCAATGAACGTTCCGATGACGGTGACTATTTCAAGCTCACCAAAGATAAGGCTGGCAATGGCTCGGCCGTAATTCGATTCCTCCCCAAACACCCAGATGATGAACTCCCATTCGTGACCATCTACAGTCATGCATTCCAGGGCCCGACTGGTCGTTGGTACATCGAAAATAGCCGGACCACTCTGAATGAATCCGATCCGATCTCTGAGATCAACCGCTCTCTGTGGGCTTCGGGTCTAGAATCGGATAAGGAAATCGCGCGTAAGCAAAAGCGTAAGACCTCATACATCTCCAATATTCTGGTCATTAGTGATCCTGCTAACCCAGACAATAATGGTAAGGTGATGAAGTTCAAGTTTGGCAAAAAGATTTTCCAAATGATCATGGATAAGGCAAATCCAACATTCGCGGAAGATCAACCAGTCAACGTGTTCGATGCCTTTGAGGGTGCAGATTTTAAACTCCGCATGCGACAGGTTGAGGGTTATCCTAACTATGACACATCTGTGTTCACGGATCCCCGCCCACTGGCAGAGACGGACGAGGAAATTGTGGCTATTGTCAATCAGATGAAGCCACTGAAAGAATTGATTGCACCTAGTCAGTTCAAGTCCTATGATGAACTGAAGAAAAAATATGACTCGGTCATGAATGGTTCACCTGCTTCTACTGCAAAGGCGGAAGCCGTGGCGGAGAAAATGCGTGAAGAACCAGTTGCAGCACCTAAGCCAGTGGGTAAAACCCAGATGGAAGATACAGGTAAGACTCCAGCACCCTGGGAAGGGTCATCGGAGGATGAGGATGATATTGAGGCATACTTCGCCAAGATTGCTTCCTAAAATCAAAGGGGTCCTAGGACCCCTTTTTAACCGATCATTCTTTCCAATCTTCTGTTTAATGCCGGTTCTTGGTTTCTCACTGGAATTTTCATCACAGTAGAATTATTCACAACGGTTGATCTATTATCGGCAACATTATTAACCACGGGGGCTTTTGCCTCCGTTGTTTCTTTAGACTTTTGTTCCAGCTGTTGTTCCACTTTATTCATCTGTTGTTTCTGTGAAACTCTAGGTGGTGTAACTGGTTTTTCGGCCTCTGGACTTGGGTTAAGTAGATCATAGATTGCACCACCTAGGGTTTGACCTTTAACCCCGGTCATTTTTTCCGCTGCTGGGTTGATCACATTATCATTTAACCAACCACCGACTTTCCACCCGGCATAACCTGCCCCGGCCACTGCTGCAGCCGGAAGAGCAGCTTTACCCACTGCGGGCAGTACTCGCATTAGACCAGATCCTAGGCCTTTGGCCATACCAGCACCCTTAGATAATAGTTTACCACCGCGCTTACTAAGCAGGTCACCGGCCTTCTCCTTGATACTATCAATGAGTGAACCGTCTTTCTCTGCACGACCATCTTCCTGTTTTTCTGGAATAACTTTAGCTATTGGTTGTTTTTCCGTGAGGTTCGCCTCGTGTAGTTCTTCTTCGGAATTAGATAGGGTATCATTAATAGACTGAAGTTCTTTCAACTGATCATCATTTAGCTCAACCAGTTCGGCAAATGCACCTTTGAACATCTCCTTCAATAGTTCTGGGTCGGCACTGATAAATGCATTCTTTTCTTCTGCATTCATTTCACCTAGTTCATCCAGAATACCACGCTGAACATCATCAAGTAGCTTGGATTTTTCCTCGGAAAGACCAGGTGCAGTTTTTTTCTTGGGTTCAGTTTCAGTGGTGTATGTCCGAAGTTGTTTCCGTTTTTCCTCTAGTTCAGATTTTCTTTCCAGATCAGATTCCGATAAAGATCCGCCAAACTGCTTTGCCCGCTTTTCTTTATTCTCTAGTGCCGCAAGTTCCGGGTCAAGTTTCTTCAGTTCATCAAACCTACGCGAACCTTCCTTGAAGGCTTCTGTCTTTGACATACCACGCCCAGCCTCGGTCAGGGTGGAAAAATCCGCTATGTAGGAAGCCTTTTCCTGCTGCATAGACTCCTTCTCTTGCATTGAATCGGTATACCCCTTTAGGATAGATCCAATGAGCGTAGAGGGGTCTTGACCAATTCCCATGGCCTGAGCTATACCAGGTATAGTGAACATCTGCTTGACGTCACCAATCTTAGATTCAAAGAAGTTACTGATACCACCTTTTTTCTCTTCCTTGGCCCTGAAGTCCATGGATGAGGTCAGTTTTTCCACCGCCTTCAGTAGATTTTTATCTACATCTAGAGATTCTTCTTGTAGTTTATTAGCATCTTCGATTGAGCGTTGTGAGACCGAATCAAGTGGTTTTTCAATAGTTACTGGTTTTGGTTCCATCCGAGGTGTTGTAATCTCGATGAATTCCTGAATTGCCTCATTTTTAGCTTGTTCGACCAACGGCTCAACCTTCTCCATCATTACATCTTGCTGGACATAAGGTTGGTTATAACTGGCTAATCTATTAGCTCTCTTTTTAATTTTCCTGACGCTGGTCATGATTTGGCTTTCCGTTCCAGGTGGTGATTCAACATCTGAATATAAATTTCTCTCTCATAAGGTATCATACTGTCCAATTCCGATAAACTATATTTGTGAACCTGCATTAGGGCAAAATTAGTTTCATAGTGGTTGAACAGTGTCTCATGAGAGAGAACTATTAGAAAAAATTACCGATTCCCTTCAGTTCCCTATTATGATGTTTTCCACAAACTGGACATGTGTATTCAATATTAATGAAAGTATAAGGAATAGAATCAACGAAGAACTGAATTTCTTTTTTCTGTTTGGTCGTTAGTGTTGATATGAACTCATCAATTTCTTCTGGATCTTCTTCAGATAGATCAATAACTTCATCTGGGGTGTGTAGTTTATCCAGGCAACTCTTGATTAGTTCTAATTGCTTATCTTCCGATTCTTGAACTTGGATAATATCAGCAACAGATGGGTATTTCAATGTGGCAGATAGATTGTCATTCAATTTGATTTTACCCGAATGATTTTTTTCGGATACTTTAACCTGCGTCAGATCAATTGATACTTTACTTTTGGCCCCTGGATCGTTACAGGAATCACAGTAGAAAATAAGATCACTATTTTCACCTACGGACTTTGCCCGAATATGGGTCATGAGATATTCTAGGTCAAATGTAGTCAAGTTCTTCGGGCAATTATCCACGCAGTTTCTAACTACTGTCTCCATAGTAGCAATCATGGTGCCCGTATCTTCAGACTCTTGAGCCGTCAAAAGGGCGCGTTCTTCCCTGACTAAAAATGGACGAAAAGTGCTTCGTTTACCTGTGCTAGGAATAGTCACAGGATATCTCGGAGAGGAATTTAGATCAGCAAGTTTCATGATTTGTTTAATTTCTCCATAATGAGTTTATTAAGGTCAGATGTTGTTCCAACAAAAGCCACGTTAGTAACAGATTTAGGACCTTCTGTCGGTGTTTCAACCTTAGACAAAGCTTTTTTCTTTTTCTCGTGGATATCAATTAACTGAGAGTTCATATCCGCCATAGTCTTTAACATAGTTGAAAGAACTTCATATGCCCTAGGTGATTCCGATTGAACGGCAACCTCGTATGCATTTTCTAGTGCTCGGTTACCAACATCTAGCATCTGCCGGATATTGCTCCTAGCAAGATCAGCATCATCTAAAACACCCTGATCCCCAGGGGATATCTCTGAGCTAACCTGTGGCAGATTAATATCAGATCTTACTGGCTCAACATCAAAAATTTCTGAAATTTTCTTACTCATTTCTATTTCTCACTGGTGGATCAAATCTTCTCTGGGGAGATTCATATTCTGAATCATAATAATCCAGTCTTCTGACCTTCTCTTGCCCCCTTGTATATGCACTGACGCCCAAAATAGCACCAAATGACAGATGGAACATACCGGCCCCTTTTAGAGTCAACGGGTCCCACCCGATCGAAGTATCCGCGGCCTGTGTGAAGTACAGAAAGAAGGACCACAGAACGGGGAAAACCATGAAATCAAACACGCAAATGACCAAGTAAACTATGGCCGTGATAGGTCTCCACCTGTTCTGGATCCATTCATTGAAGGTCATTGTTGATTCTCTTGCTCGGCCTGTAATTGAGTAGAAGCATTGGCCAGATCGGTTCCTTTTCTTGAGAAGGAACCACCAATCTTAGACAATGAATCCGTAAACTGCTTAGTAGCCTGTGGGAGTGATTCCATGGTTTTAGCTACCTGGTTGAATGTCCCACCGGCCCCGGTCATAACCCCACCTAGACTAGCCAGTTCTCCGGGTATACCACGTGCATTTGAAATAACTGCAATCTTACCAGAGACGCCATTCAGCTTATTGACCGTACTCGAAAATGGGGTACCTAGACCAAGTGCATTTAGAGTTGAGTCAAACTGACCTAGTGTAGATGCAACTCCACCTACGGCATTACTGATTGCAGCCACAGGTGCAGTGAATGCAGCTAATGATTCACCTAGACCACTGATACCAGTACCAAGATTATTAGTAAATTCACTCAGACTCTTCATAGAATTACTGATACTAATCGGCAGAGAACTAGCTGCAGCAGCCAAGGATGAATTGGTTGAAAGTCTTGGCAATTCATTTGAGATACTACGTCCAACCTCTGTCAATGAAGAACCAGCGAGTCCTACTTTACCAGGTGTCTCAGATGAAGATGTTCCAGCCAAGATAACCTGACCATCAACGATGATGAACTCACTCTGACCACGCGAATTCCCGGTCAGATCATATACGGTCGTTTTCCTGTTATTTGGGTTACCTGCATACATATTCTCCCAGTACTTGTACTGAATAGATACAGGCAATCGGAGAATATCTCTCGAACTATAATCTAGAGCTATATCAGATATAGACTTCGGAAAACACTCGAATAATTTTACAGCATGAACAATATTACCTTCTTTATCGGTAACATATATTTCCATGTCCTTTGTGTAATTACTGTAATAACCCAGTTCACGTGTAGATCTATTGAAAACTTCATTAGTCCAGTCCTCAAAATACTGACGGACTTTCATGCTCCTATCCAGTAGGAAGTTCATGTTAAGTTCTGAATAAGAAATACTATAAGGTGTGCTACGTGATTCACCGAAAACCCTAAGTTCGTTGGTGAATATGTTCAGACCAGGTAGATTGGTACTTTCACAGAGCATCATCACATCACGGGAATTAAGTTCCCCTCCAGGGGAACCACCGATGATGACATGAAAATGGGAAGCCTGAAGGAACCCATTTTGCTTTACAAATGATATAAAATCTGTTAACTTGGCGTATGACATAATTACCAACTTTTATATCTGGAAGAATCTCTCCAGACTTGTTCTTTTGTTGCACCAACGAATCTCTGTACTGGTAGCATCATGGCCGTGTACCAAGATTCTTCTGGTACAGCCAAGAATGGAGATTTGACGTGACTGAAAAGATATCGTTTGATACAGGCTTGGGCAAACTTCATCTTAGAAGCACCCTTGATAAGACTCCAGGAGTATTCAATTTTAGCTGCTTCGGTCATCATATTCTGACCATGAACCTTAGCCAATTCTTTGAATAACATCATCCGTGGTTTGTAATCAAGATAGTGTAAATTGAGACCAAGGAAACCGGTCTTGTCTCTTTCAAACGGAAGCACCATCGGGAAATAATCATAGTAGGGTAGAGTATCTTTGTACTTCGGATCATAATAGAAGAAGTACAGTTTCCCTGGTTCAAGTCTAGATGTCAACTCACTACCACCGTCCCCGACCATTAAGCGGTTCGGGGTCACTTTTTTGGTAGAGAGAAATTTAATCTGTTCGTTGAACCATGATTGAGATGTTTTAACCTCATTGGGGTTTATGTGATACAACTCAAACGAGGTCCGACGATTTGCACCTTTTGCCATTATTTTTCCAATTTTATTTTACTAGTGGAGAGTATGATATAATATCCATGTAGGATAAAAACTATAAGGACAAACCTTAGGAAATTATCTGGAACAGCCAAGAACACACCACTAGGACTTGGCGCAAGCCACACGCGGAGCGTGCATGGATATTTAGAACAAATGCTTCTCCGTCAATACCAAAAACTCCATCCCTTTACCTCTACAGAAATCATCTGCTGCTTTCCACTTTGCCTGGTTGACAGTGTATGTAGCTAATTCTGTTAAATACTTCTTGGTCTGTTTCCGTTGTTTGGGTGGAACACACTGAGTTGATGGTTTAATCTCTACTGCGTACTTCTTCAGTTCACCTGACTTATTTTTCACCATGATGACAAAATCTACAAAATACCGATGATACTTGTTGTCAACTGGGGAATAATATGGTATCACTAGTTCTTCAGATGCATATTTAAGAACACTTGGGTTATCATCACACCACCTGAGGAATTTCAATTCCCAGGATGATCTGTAAAAGATTTTTTCTATATCCCCGACATATTTCTCTGGTTTCTTCGGGGTGAATTTTCCTTGATGATACCTAGCCATGCTAAATAGTTAATCCATACTTGTTTTTACTATTTAGAATAATGGCTACAAGAAATTCAGCTGGTTCCGTATCAGATAAGTACCTGAATCAGTACTCCGTATCATCCCATCAATACCCAATTGATTTAGATACCTCACCGGAATATGGTGGGAATAAGATAGTGTTCTTTATCAACGTGACGGGTGAAGGTAAAATAGCTAAGAGCGAGAACAATAACTATACCGTCATTGATGTTCCACGTGACAAATATAATGAGAGTGTTCAGGAACGCGGTAAGAGTACTGGGGTAGCCATGGAAGCACGTGAGAAAATGAATGTGGCTTTACCCATGAAAAGACTTACAAGTGCCATCAGTCTATATATGCCCAACGAATTTTCTACAGGTTGGAACGCAGAGTATGGTGAAGAGGATATGGCCAATCTGGATTTGGTCACCCGGGGCTTGAATATCCTCACCGGTGCAAATAATGCCAACAATGCTGGTTTTATTGATAGCATCAAAGATGCGGCTAGTCTGGCAGGAAGTTCCGTGAGTAAGTCTTTGTTTGAGGGGTCCGAATTTCGGCAGAAAGCACTGCGAACTACACCCGGTCAATCTAAGATGGAACAATTATTTAAACGGGTTAATTTCCGGGATTTCTCATTTTTCTTCATGTTCGCCCCTAAGAATGAACGCGAAGCACAGAATGTCCTTAACATCATTAGAACGTTCCGTCACCATATGTTACCAGAATTTAGGGATCAGCATCAATTCCTGTATCTCTATCCATCGGAATTTGATATTAAGTACTATCGTGGCGATGAGGAGAATGAATTCCTCGAGAAACAATTTTCGGCAGTATTGACTAATATGAGTGTAAATTATGCACCTATGGGCATCTTTAATACATTCCCGAATGGTATGCCAACACAGATCAACATGCAATTGTCATTCCGCGAACTGAATGTGGCAACTAAAGAAACTTCTCCGTATGACGCATCTGGAGCTTAAATGTCGTACTTTTCCAAATTTCCTGTCCTAGCATATCCTTTCCAGACATTCCGGGATGGTGTTCAACTCCGTGCGGTTAAAGATATTGTACTGAATGTTCGATTGGTTAAAACTATCATTGATGGGATTCAGTACTATGATGAATACGATATCCCAGAGGGTGAGCGGATAGAGATGGTAGCCGAGAAACTATATGGTGATCCGGAATTACATTGGGTTCTTATGCTGCTGAATGAGCGATATGATTACCTGAACGATTTCCCTATGGATGAACAGTCTCTTGAGCGGTACGTTGATATGAAATATGGTGAGGGGAACCGCAATCAAGTCCATGAGATTTATGGGGTCCCTCATTATGAAGATCAATATGGGAATGTGGTGGATCAGAACACCCCATTATCTGTTCCTATTACTAATTTTGAGTTTGAATTTCGCCAGAACGAACTAAAGCGTAGGATTAAAGTACTCGATAAATCACTGATGGATCAGGTGGTTCGCGAACTTGAATCTGCATTTGAAGTGACTATCAATGAACAGCAATAAGAGTTCTATCACATTTGCCGGTGAGTATATCCTGGATGAATTTTCCATTCTGAAAGCGGATTCTGACCTGGCATTAGATATTAGGAACCAGTTAAATGGTTTCTATGTCTATGAGGATATGTTCAGTCAATTTATCTCTGGTACAGCTGTTATTCGAGATACTCTGGATTTACCGAACCTATTTGGCAGGGGAGGTAAAAATCTGATTCGAATCAAAATAACAACCCCTGGGATAGGTCAGATGGAGGGGTTATTTCATCTATATAAAATCAGTGACCGTTCTGAAGCGGCAGAAAGAACTCAGGTATATACATTAAACTTTATTAGTCTAGAATCGCTGACCGATACTAGCTTGCATATCTCGAAGAAATTCATCGGGACGCCAACGGAAATAGCTCAGACGATTTATACAAAGTACTTGAAAACTACAAAGAAAGTAAATATATCCAATAGCTCAAACCGAGTTGGGTATGTATCTAACTACTGGTCAGCCGTGGAGAATCTAGCTTATTTGGCAGATAATACCCTTTCTGATAAACATACTGCGGACTTTGTCCATTTCGAAAATAGGGATGGATATAATTTCATCAGTATTGAGTCAATCATTAATCAAAAACCAATTCAGGAATTCAATAAGAGTGATTATGTGATGACCCAGGTACGTCCGGGTGATGGAGCAACTGTTCGTGATATCAATCTAGAATTTAAACAGATTCAGGAAATTGCAGTAGATACATTATATGATTTTATGACAGATACAGAAACCGGTGTCATTCGGAATCGTGTATTGTATCACGACATCACTCGCAAACAGTATGCCGTCCAAGAATATAGTCAGACCCAGGATAATAAAACACTCCTGAACAAGAATCGACTTTATACGGATAAAGTAATTGACTCTATTAGAACAAAGATAATCCCGGCGGGGAAGCAGTTTGGGTTATTCGGACGGGAAGACCTAAGTAATGCCAGATTCTTGACTAAACGTATCATGCACATGGGTATGATCCAAGGTCAGAAAATAGAGATTGATGTCATGGGGAGAATTGATTATACCGTCGGAAAGAAAGTCCATGTCGACTTAAATCAATTGAAGAATATAACCGCTGACATGAAACAGGAAGAGTATGAGGACCGTATGCTGAGTGGGTTTTATATTATAACGGCGATCATGCACAAGTTTGACGGTAAGTCCCATTCCTGTAAACTAGAGCTGATGAAAGATAGCACGATTTCAACATGAATAATATCTATTACGGTGTGGTTGAGGATCGAGTCAGTGATCCTCTGAAATTAGGTCGGTGCAAAGTTCGTATCATTGGATTGCACACGGAAGATAAAACAGAACTGCCTACGGATGATCTTCCGTGGGCCACTGTTATGCAGCCGGTGACTTCTGCAGCCATGAGTGGAATTGGACACGCCCCAGTTGGGCCAGTAGAAGGAACCTGGGTCGTTGTTTTGTTTAATGACGAACATCATCAGTTCCCTATCATTATAGGTACTATAGGTGGTATCCCATCTCCACTGAAACCGGTTATAGTAGAGGAGAGGATTCCACTGACTGATAGTTTTGGGAACACCGTGACGGACGGATCGGGTGAACCAATTCTTACCGGTGAGACAAGACAGGTTGAAGTTGTTCAAGAAGAACCTAAACAACTGCTGTCAAAGCCAATTTCGATGAAATTGAGCGCAAATGGTCTAAAATCCCTGCAAAAACATGAGGGTCTTTCCTCATCCACGCCGGGAAGGAACAGATTGGTTAAAGCCACTGCCCCAGATTCAACTCTGATTTATAGTTATCAGGACACTAGAAATATCTGGACTATTGGCTGGGGTAGTATATTCATGCCAGATGGTTCCAGAGTAGGGCCAAATTCAGTTATTACTAAGAAACAGGCCGATGAATTATTGATGAGTCGGCTAGAGAAGGAATTTGAGCCGGGTGTTCGGAGGATGATCACGACTCCGGTTACACAGAGCATGTATGATTCTCTGGTCAGCCTGGCTTACAACATGGGTGTCGGAGGTCTCCGCGGGACCAGAATTATATCCCTGATGAACTCTGGTGATTATAAAGGTGCGGCTTCAGTTATTCCCCAGACAAAGAATAATAGTGGAACTCTGTTGAACCGTAGGAACGATGAACAACGACTGTTCATGGAAGACGGGTTCCCTACATTAGAAGGTGAACTTGAGGCCAGCCCAGTTCAACAAGAAAAGGAACAACAGAAAGAGGATAAAACACAGAATCCGGTTATTCTAAAGCGAGATAACGGGAATGGTTCTATTATCCGCCAGAATGTCTTCCGTAGACAGTCAGAGGGTTTCCAGGATCCTAGTAAAGTCTATCCGAAATGGGTCAATGAACCAGATACACACAGACTAGCTAGGGCGGAAGCACTAGACAGGACTATTGTTTTTGCCAAGGAATCTGCCCGGGCTATTGGTGTTAAGACTGCATCCGGGAAAACTTGGAATCAGCCTCCAGTCCCTTTCAATGCAAAGTACCCATACAACCACGTGTTCAGTACAGAAAGCGGGCACGTCGAGGAGTGGGATGACACTCCATTGAATGAACGGAGACATACCTGGCACAAGTCTGGTACATTCACCGAAGTTGATGTTAACGGTACTAGAGTCAATAGGATCGTTGGGGATAGTTACGAAATTGTAGAAAGAAACGGGTACGTGGTTATCCGTGGCACTTGCAATGTCACCATTGAAGGTAATCATAATGTCAGAGTTGAGAATGACGCCAAGATACAAGTCCTAGGTAATGCGGATTTAAAGGTCACCGGTGATTTAACCATGGGCGTGGGTGGAAATTATCTAGTGAAATGTGGCGGTGATTTCTCTGTTGATGCTAATCGTGTTGATCTTAACTCTGGTAATAGTGGATCTGTTACAATTCCATCCGAGGGTGCTAGTGGAACTAAGGACTTTGCTCCACTGAGAACCCCAAGCAGGAACCAGGAATCTGATTCCAACTATGAATCTCCGGATGAAGGTGATGGCACCATTTTCCGTCAACAGCAAATAGATTCCGGTAAAGTAGATTCTGTTGATGTTGAAACCCCAACAGAGAAAGTAGAGGAAGCCGAAGTGGAACAACGGAAACCAGAACCCATTTCTGCAGAATGCGGTTTCTCCGAATCTGAACTAATTCCTAGTCTACAACTTTCATCTATGTTCAAGCTAGGCGACCTGACAAAAGTCGGTAGTAGCGGAATGCCATCTGGTATTAACTTCGGGTTGACCGCCCCAGAAATTGTCTGTAATATGAAACAGCTGGCCATCAATTGCCTGGATCCTATTAAGAAGAAATATCCTAATATGATTCTAACTTCAGTTTGGAGGAGTGAGGCTGTCAATAAACGTGCAGGCGGTAGTACCAAGTCGGACCACCTACGCGGTTTTGCAGCGGACATTCAATTCACTGGGTTCACCCGCGAGGATTACTTCCGAGCTATTCAGGAAATACAGAAATTGATACCGGCCTTCCGTCAACTGATCCTTGAGTATAGAGGTAATACAACATGGATTCACGTGGCCTTCAACAAGAACGATAACAAGATGCAGTGTCTAACAATGGATGCTGCGAAGAATAAGGTCTTGGCTTCTGGTAAATTCATTCTTGTAGCATAATATGCCAGCAGTAACTAGATTGGGTGACAGATGCACAGGACATGGATGTCACCCACCTCGTGTCAATAATCAGGCTTCTTCTGATGTATTTGTCAATGGAATTGGCGCACACCGAATGGGAGACGGTTGGGAAGTCCATTGTTGTGGACCGGATTGTCATGCTAGTAATCTGTCAACCGGTTCTGGTTCTGTCTATGTCAATGGCAAACAACTGGCCAGAATTGGTGATCCTATAGCCTGCGGTTCAGCGGTAGCCGAAGGCTCTAGTAATGTCTTTGCCGGAAACTAAATACTATTATGAGATTCGTAGATATAGATCCATCCTTCATTCCTCACCCAGAGACAGGTGATATTGGCGTAAGAACAGATGAGCGAGCTATTAAGTTTGCTGTCAAGTCTCTTGTTATGACCAATTACTATGAGCGTCCATTTCGTAGTTCAATTGGCAGTCCGGTGAAACAATTATTGTTTGATCTGTCTGGTCCAAATTTTAACATATTGATGCAACGGGCTATCACGGATGTTATAACGAACTATGAACCAAGGGTGGACGTTCTTGGTGTTGCAGTCAGGGTGAATCCAGATGCACACTCAGTTAATATAACGATCACTTTTAGAATCAAGAATACTACGAAGCCACTTGACGTCAGTGTAACCCTAGAAAGAACAAGATGAGCGAAAATCGTCAACTAAGAACCGATGCTCTGGATTTTTCGGATATCAAGGAGAATCTGAAGGATTTTCTGCGTGGTCAGGAGAAATTTACCGACTACGATTTTGATGGTAGTGCACTGAGTGTGATTCTAGATGTACTGGCTTTCAACACTCATTATAACGCCCTGTACACCAACATGGCTGTCAATGAATCTTTTTTGGATTCCGCATCGAAATACAGTAGCGTAGTTTCCCATGCTAAGGCTTTGGGTTACACTGCCCGGAGTGTTCGTTCTGCCCGGGCAAAATTGAATCTGACTTTGACCAATAACATCGGTTCATTGACTTACACTATCCCACGTGGTACTGTGTTTAAGACCGCTGTTGGTGATAATGAATTTGATTTTATTCTAGACAGCGATTACACCGCACCGCTGGTCAATGGAGTCTATTCATTCCAGGGTGTCACCATCGTAGAGGGTACTCCTGCCACTCGTAGTATTCCAGTGACAATCACCAGTGAATTTGTTATCCCTAATCGGGCCGCGGATATTTCTACATTACTCGTAAAAGTTCAGGAATCTGCTGGGAGTTCTGTCTTCAGAACTTTCACGTTTGCCAATAATGCACTAGATGTTGGTCCAGATTCCGAAGTATTTTTTGTCAAACAGCGAGAAGATCTGTTCTACGAAATTTATTTTGGTGATGGCAATGTAGGCGTTGAGATTGTCCCGGGTAATATCTTGCACCTGGAATATATGATCAGCTCCGGTCCTACCGCAAATGCTGCAAGATTATTCACTTATTCTAGTGGTATTGTCGATTCATTCACTGATCTGGAAATTCAAACTGTATTACCGGCTGCAGGTGGCGCGGATGCTGAATCTATTGAATCAATCAGGTTTAATGCTCCAAGATTATACACTGCTCAGAATCGTGCTGTCACGGCCAATGATTATATAGCCATAGTAAATCAACTGTTCCCGTCCGTAGAGACAGTGACGGTCTGGGGTGGACAGGAAAATATTCCAAAGGTCTATGGTAAGGTTTTCATAGCGGCTAAACCCAATGGTGCGGATTCATTCTCAGAACAAGAGAAAACGGAAATCCGTAGAGTTCTATTACAAAAAGCCGCTGTCGTTTCGGTGGTACCAGAAATTGTCGATCCATTGTATCTGAGAATAGAACTGGTGACCAATGTATATTATAACCCCAAGACTGCAAGAAGAAGTCCCGGTGAAATTTCCACGTCCGTAAGAAACAACGTGGCTAACTTTGCCTCAACACTAGGTAAATTTGGTTCTGAGTTCAGATTCTCCAAGCTGGTGCGTCAGATTGATTCTTCCGATGATTCAATCGTTAGTAACATAACCACACTTCGGGTCAGAAGAACGGTTCGCGTTGGATTGAATCTACTTGCAAACTATACCGTACATTTCTCTAATCCGATTCACAAGAAAATTGGCGGAGGTGGGTTTTATTCTACTCGTTTCTTCTTCGAAGATCTATCCGATAGGTGTTACCTGAAGGATAACGGTGAAGGCATAATTGAACTATACTCTGAAAATGAGGCAGGTGAACCTTCCTTTGTGAGAAATGTTGGCACTATCAATTACGGAACCGGATCAATTACCGTACCTAGTATGCTGATCCGCGGTCTTTATGACAATCAACTGGAGTATGTTATCGTCCCTAGTTCTAATGATGTGATTCCAGTTAGGGAATATATCATTCAGTTACCCGATAATCTCGTGACTATCAACATGATTTCAGATAGGGTGGCTGCTGGTGATGACAAATCCTCATTCGTGTTCTCCGCAGCAAGATGAATAAAATACCACCATTAGCTGTTGTCCAGCAACTCTTCCCGGAGTTTTATCGGGAAGAGTACACGTCTCTGGTAGAGTTCATCGAGGCTTATTATCAGTTCCTCCAGTCAGAGACATTTACCGGTAGGATTCTAGGTATTAGGGACCTAGATAGCACAATAGATATGTTCGCGGATCAGCTGAGAAAAGAACTTGCTCTGGCTATGCCATCAGAGACTGTTCTTGATAAGCGTGAATTGCTAAGAAATGCCAAGGCTTTCTATAGCTCAAAGGGAACTGAAGCTAGTTATAAATTCCTTTTCCATGCCCTGTTTGGAACTAACGTGGAGATATTTTATCCATCTAGCGTGGTTCTTCGTGCATCTGATGGGAGATGGGAACATGATACGGAACTGCAAGTAAGATTCACCGTAGGAAATCCCGCAGATATCGTTGGACGCAGAGTCAAGATTGACTGCGCAGGACAACCGGTTTTTGTTTTTGTCAATCGTATTCGTCTAATAGCAGATAATGATTACGGAGTGTTCATCGATAGGAACTTTGTTGGAAACATCTTAATTGGTGATACAATAGGTTGCCCAGAAATTGGTGTACAGGGTAACATACTGCCAGTACTATCTTCTGTAACGATAACTGTCCCGGGCTCTGGTTTCACGACAGGGCAGATCTTTGACGTAGACGGTCCTGGAACTGGGGCGAAGATTCGAGTCACTCGTACTCTATCCGGTGGATCACTGAAGAAGGTTGATATAGTAAAATTTGGTTTTAACTATACTACGGACTTTGATCAGACTATAGGTAACGCAACTATAAGATTTCACGTTGATGCAGTAGGTAAATACCCGGGTTATTTCTCTAGTTCAAATGGATTCTTGTCTGATGCAATGCGTCTTCAGGATAATGAGTTCTATCAGGCATATTCTTATGTTCTGAAACTAGATCAAACCATTGATCGGTACCGTGCTATTATCAAATCGCTGGTACATCCGGTTGGCTGGGCGTTATTTGGCGAATTTGAGATCACTAATGAAATTAATCTTGGTGTGGCGATTCTTGAGACATCTAGATATCTAAGACAGTCTGTTCAAGATGATGTTCTAGCAAGCGACGACGAAATCAACTTCCAAACAATCAAGTTACTAGAATCCAGTGTAGATCCAATAGAGATACTCACAATTGATGTAACTAAATATCTTGGCGATGCGGTTCCTGCTTTGAGTTCTGGTTCTTTAACTATAGAAGTTGCCGGGGACTATGCTACAAACTATTTTGCGGAAGTTGGTATCAATCAATATTCCATGGGTGAAGGTTCAGTTGCCGGGGACTATGCTACAAACTATTTTGCGGAAGTTGGTATCAATCAATATTCCATGGGTGAAGTTTCGGAAATCAGAACTTGGTAAGAATATGCAAACACTAGAAAATCTTAAAGCAACAGGTGAACTTAAAATCGAAGTTCGCAATGAATCTGGTCAATTGGTCGATTCCAGACATATCCCTAATATGGTTGTGACCGCCGGTAAGAACTGGATCATTGCTCGGATGTTAAGTGGAACTTCGGCGGTGATGAGCCACATGGCGGTTGGATCTAGTAATACCGCCCCGGCTCTAGGTCAGACTGCCCTGGTCAACCAACTCGCACGGAGTCCATTCACAAGTATTAACCAGGTCGGGAATACAGTTACCTTCGTGGCGGTGTTTGATGCAGGTGTTGGTACAGGTTCT